TCACTTGTCGAAGTAGAGGTGGAACTTCCACGCGCCCTCTTCGTAGACGAAATCGTGCACGTAGAGCCTGAGCACCCTGACGCCGTGACCCTGGGCGACGTGCAGGCCATCGGGGTCCGGACCCAGCACCACCGTCTTGGAGTAGACGCGCACGTACTCGGGTCCCAGTCTCACGAAGACCGGTGACAGCGCCAGGTGGTGTCTGCGGCTCGCGGGCTCGTCGACCCAGCGCCTGCGGCATCCCTCCTTGCCGCCGAGGGTCGCGAAGTACGCGCGCAGCGCGTTCCGCAGGTTCTCGCGGCCGGTGACGTCCGACCCTTCCATGGGAGAGTACATGCGGCCGTTGCGACTGAAGGCGTCGGCCATGGCATCGGCGTCGCAGCTCACGTCGAGCGCCAGGGTGAAGCGGCTGTAGAGCTCCTCGAGCTGGTTGCGAAGCTCCGGTGAGACGTAGCCCCCGTCGGCGGGTGGCAGCTGGGTCGAGAGGTCTCCGGGGGCCGGCATCGCCGCTGCGGGCAGCGCCGGCCAGACGCCGTCGGCGCCCTTCGTCACGGGCGCCCGGTCCGGCGGGCTCGACGCGCCCGCGCTGCGAGCGGCGCTCGATTGGCAGCCCGACAGCAGGAGAACCAGCGCGAGCATCGACAGTGCTCCGCAAAGCCGCGTCCCTGCGCGCATCGTGTGGTACATAGCTGTGGTCGCCTCCGGCTGATGAGTTGGCAGGACCGCCCGCGAAAACGATACCCGCCGCCGAGCGGCCGGGCAACGTGCGTACCCTGGACATTGATCCGCGCGCCCTGCATCGCCTATGATCGCCCCCGCATCAAGAGAGAGCTCACGCTCCGCCAACCTGCCAACCTGGGCAAGGTGGTCGACCCGACGGGTGATGTGGCCGGACCGGCAACCAAGCAGGCGTCCCCTCTCCCCCGCTGTCCGACCTCGCGATGCGCAACCACCATCGGGAGGAATCCATGCACACACGTCAGATCGACTCAACGCCAGCGGCACCGGATGAGGGCGCATTCACTGCCGACGAACTGGCACTGTTGCGCGAGTTCTACGCGGGCGTTCGCGCCCGAGTGCTTCGCGGCCGCTACGGGACAGATCCGTGGCAGGTAGTCCGTCGGCACCGTCTTCTGCCGCCGGATCAGTACGCCGCCATCGCGGCCCGCCTCGACCTCGCAGGAGCACGCCAATGATCTACAAGTCCAGAGCTCCCATGTCACCCGAGCAGTTGCCGCAGCAGCGGTTGCATGCGGTGGTCGACCTGCCGGCGCGCCCCTCGGGTTTCATCGGCCAGAACGCATACATCGAGCCAATGCCAGCGGCGGAAGCGCCGAAGGCTCCACCACGCAACGGCGAGTTTCTCTGCAATGTAGAGTGGGCCTGGAGTCCGGCGCACGGGCGGGTAGATGCGTACTACCTCAACCGGCGGCGTCGGCACTGGCTGCTGTGGATCGGGTCGCAGGATTTCAACACCTGCGACTGGAAGTGGACGTGGTCGCTCTACGGCTATGCACCGCGATGTCGCTGCGATGCAGTGCAGGCGGCCGTCTACCTTTTGCACGACGCGTGGCGCCAGGAAGCCGATCAATGGCAACTCGATCGCTGTCACTGGATCAACGAGGCGGGCGCGCTATCCGTGCCGCAGATCTCCGCCATTGCGCGGGAGATCTGGGCGTAGAGGAAACGCGAAGGAATACGAGGGGACCGCGCCGCCGGCAGGCGCTCGCCATGTTTATCAGTGCAGATTGGCCGCCAATCGGTGTGAGCGATGGTGTAACGGGAACGCTGCGATCCGCCCAGAAACAGAAAAGGCGCCCTGAAGCGCCTTGACTGTTCGATGAGATTGGTCGGAGCGGCGGGATTTGAACCCACGACCACCACCCCCCCAGATTGGTCGCGCTGCATACCTACTGCTTTGATTTATAACGGTATTCGTACAGATTTACCTTCACAAAAGCTGTTGAAGCGCGCATAATAAAATCAACAGGTTACGAAGCCATTCGGCCAATAATTCGCCACCGCCGAAGACCGACACAGGTGTATTCTGATCTTACTCGAGTTGCTGGCGGATCTCGTCCTGCAGTGCGTCAATCACACGCAACCGCTCTCGCGGAGTCGCCCCGCCGACGGAAATGTCCAAACCGTACAACACGGCATCTGACAGACTGCGCGTCTTCCGCATATCCAACTCACGTAACTGCTCCTTCCGAGTGGCAGTGCGAGCAATCCGTTCGGCTTCGGCTTCGGCGCAGATCGCCTCTTCAGCCGTTATCACATTGGGCAGGACCGTCTGGCTGACTGCTACGGTTTGGGTGTACTCGCCAGTCGCTTCGTCGCGAGTACAAGTGACGTGCATTACGTTATGCATGGCTAGGTTCCTCAACGATCCTTGTAGATTTTGATATTCGTGCCGACCGCGAAGCTATTCGCAGTCGTACACTCAAATACGAGCGAGGTCACGTTCGCCGTCTGGTTGTAATGTTGATACAGGAACCCGCCCTCGGTAGACGACGAGACGTTGCCGGTGCCGTACTGCAGTGTGGTACGGATCGCCCCATCGACATCGGGCCGTACATGGTAGACACCCACCATTTCATCGGAACTGTACATGGCGCCGATGCTCGCGGTCGCGTTTGTGCTGCCAGCGGAAACACCGCCGTTGTAGCCGATCACGTAATTCCGCATGTAGCGGCTGTCGGTGTTGTCGCCGTTCGGTCTCACCCGCACGCCGACGCCGGAGCTGTTCGCATTCTTCAATGCGCAAGAGATGTACCACGCCTTGTCCGCGCTCAGGTTCAGGCCAGAAAAGGTGATGGAGGTCACTGCGGATCCGGTCACGGTTGCCTCAGCAATCAAGGTACCGCCAGCAATCGAGGATTCAGCGATCTTGAGCCGCGAGGCGAGTTGATCAAGAGCATCATTGGTGTTGCCGGGGTCCGCACTACCGTTCCAATTGCTGTTGTTGGCAGGGGTGTAGGTCACGCTGGCCGCATCACTGGAACCAGCTGAAAGCTGCGCCCATGGAAGCGAGGTCGATCCCACTGTCGGAGTCGCATTGGCCGTGCAAGTCCATTGCGTGTCGGCCAGGGTTGTGCCCTCGCTCACGTAGACCGTGGCGTTGACGAGTTCGGCGCCAGTATCGGCGTCGCTGGCGCGCGCGGGAGCGCCGCTCGCCGCGACTGTGTAGATGCCGTTTTCAGCGGCGGCGGTCTGGTTCTTGACCAGGATGCGATTGCCGGTTGCTAGCGTGACGCCGTCGATCGAGTCACCATTCTCGAAGCTGGAGGCGAGCGTGCCGGCCGCGGTCGTCGCGGCCCGGACTGCCTGCTTCCAGCTCAGGCCGGCGATGGCGGCGTCGACGTAGGAGGTGTTCGCCTTGCTGGCGATGCTCGTCTCGTTGGATTTCACGCGGCTGGCGAGCTGGTTGAGCGCGTCGTCCACCTCGCCGGGGTCCGCGCTGCTGTTCCAGTCTCCAAGCGTGCCGGGCCCGAACGGAATCACGGCCGCGTCAGGGATGGATGCAGCGGCCAGCAGATCGCTCAGCACGCCGCGCACCGCTACCCAGGCGGTGACGGTTACGCTCTCCCCGCCTGCGTCGTCCACCATGTCGGCGCCATCCGCACCGGCGAAGATCATGTCGGTGGCGCTCACCGCGGTGATGGTGCGGGCGTGCTTGTTGTTTGCGGTGCCGCCGGTCCAGCCGGAGCTCTTGACGCTCTGGCCGACCACGAAGCCATCGCTCAGCCAGGACCCCGAGGCGCGCACGAACTTGCGGGCCGATGCGACCGCGCTTATGTTCGTGGCGGTACGCGTGATCGTGGGGCTCGGTTGCGCGAGCAGCACGATTTCATTGCCGCTCAGGGTGCCGGCGGCAGCGTAGGTGTGAAAACGTTGGCTCATCGATCAGGCCTCTTGCAGGTAGTCGCCATTCGGCGCCAGCAGGTAGTCGCCGGCGGCGTCGAGCAATAGGGGGGAGTCTGCGAAAATGAAGCTGCGCACCTGGCGCTGCCAGCTGGTGCGCCCATCGCGCGCGGATTCGAGTTCGATGCGCAGCGTATAACTGCCGTGCACATCGGGCGCCCAGGTGGTGCCGCTCAGCGCGGTCGCGGAGTCGAGCAGCGTGTTGGTGGCCTCGTCGTAGGCATAGGCGTTATAGGTGGTGCCGGCCTCGGGACCGTAGTCGGTGGCGTCGTACTGCGACACCAGCGTGAGCCCTTGCGTCAGCCGGTCACGGTGCGCCCAATCGACGCTGAAGGCGCCATCGACCACGGTCGGATGCGATTCGGTCGCAATGGTCACGTTGCCTGGCGGGTAGGGTCGCACCTGGCGCGATGCGAGCGTGACGCTTGCAGCGGTCGCCACCGCGATGTCGAGCAGGCCGGCGCCGGTGGCGGTTTGGGCTTTGACATCGACCACGTCAGCGTCGGCGAACTCATCGGGGATGCGCGGCCAGTCGGCCGCCGCCGCGTCGAGGAACCACACGCGGGTGCCAGACGCATGAAGCTGCGGCGTGGTGTCCAAGCGGCCGCGCAGCAAGCCGACCTGCGCGAGCGTCGTATCGACGGTGGCCACGTAGCAGACTTCGGCCGACGCGCCGGTTCCGATCACGGCCAGCCAGCCGGCCTCCACAATGTCCAGGTCCACCGCGGCGGTCAGCGAAATGTCAGCATCATTCTGTCGGTCAAGCGAAGCGGTCAGGGTGCCGGTCGGCGCGAATACAGCGCCGGGCAATACCTCGGCGTAGGCGCTCGGGCTGATGCGCGACCACGCGTTGTACTCGGTCGACAATGCGGTCGGCTTGCCGATCAACGGCACCACGTATCCGGCGCCGGGCGCCTGGGCGGCTGTCTCAGCGGCCCCCAGGTCGCCGAGCAGTTGCCAGTATGGCGCCTCGATCACGTCCTGCGCCGTTGCTGCCGCCGGTGCGGTGTCGGGTGCGGTCCAGCCGCCGGCCTGCTCGCCGATGTCGGTCAGGGTATCGCTCAGGCCGAAGATGTCCTGCACGACGCTGATCGTGATCGCGCCGTCGGTCAGCGTGCCGACGTCGATGTCGATCACGCGCACGACCAGCTCGTCGATCCCCTCGCCGTCGTGGGCGAATCGGAACACCGCGCCGGGGAGCTTGTCCCAGCCGTTCCGGTTGACCTTGATCTTCCCGCGCGCCAGGTTGCTCGACCGTTGCAGGCACTCCCGCTTCGCCACGCGCAACGCCAGGTCGCGGCGCGAGATCATCGGGAAGCTCAGCGTCTGGTGAATGCGCCCGAGCTGCTGAATGCTGGCGCGGTTGCTCCAGGTCACCGCCCCGGTGCGCCCGTCGCGCTCGCGGAACTCGACGGTCACCTCGTTGACTGCCTCGCCGTCGGCGGCGTCCTGCCACTCCACCACCTCGAGCACTTCGTCGTCGCTCAGCAGATCGAGCGCGCCCGCGTCGTAGTCGTCGCGCAGCGGGATCAATTGCGTCAGGCCGGTCCGCGGGTCGAGCGATAGCACCGCCCCCGCGTGCGCGCACACCTCGCTGATGAAGTCGCGGATAGACCCCTCGTTACGCCATTGGGTCGATAACCCCATCCCCTCGGTGTAAAAGGTCAGGGCCGCCGCGCGGAAGCTCGTGTCGTCGATGGTGGCGCTCGGCTCGGCGAGGCCCTGGTCGGTGTCCGTCAGCACCTTGTAGATCATGTGCGCCGGGTTCATATCCCACGAACCGGAACCGCTGCACGTGCCCTTGTGCCACAGCTCGGCGATGTCGTCGGCGCTGATAATGCCGAGGTGCAGGAAGGCTTCGTCCATCCACCCCTGCATCTTGTTTTCGCCGATGGGCACCCAGTTGCAGGCGAATCCAATCGTCGGCGACGTGCCGGTGCTGTCCCACGCGAAGTCGCTCGCCGATCCGCTCGAGTAGGTGAGCTCGACGCGCGCGCCGTCGCAGTAGAGCTTGATCTGATTGTCGAACCCGACGCCGAGCGGGTCCCACTGCAGCACGAAAAAGTGCCGGCCGGCCGGGTCGATCAGCCCGGCCGCCGAGATATACGAAAGCCGGTGCGTGTGGATATTGCCGAGCCCGTCGCCCTTTTGCAGGTACAGCGACCCGTCCGCAAGGACCGTAACCCAGATCCCCTGATACCACGAATTCGGGCTATCTACGTTGGTCCCGAAAACATCGTAGGCTTCCCCCATCTCCGACTCGATCCACACACCCAGGCTGAAAGGCTCGGTCCCGTCGAGGAAGTAATCGACCCCCATAAACCCGCCGACGCTCTCGGCGTATTGCGTGAAGTAGACCGAGCGCCCATCCGCGGTCGCGCACGTGACGCCGTGATCGTCGCCGATCACCGTGTCGAAGCCGAAGTATTGCGCGGCCGCGCGGCGGATCAGGAGCGATCCTGCATTGCCGACGCTTTCCTCGGTGTCTCCGTTCGCCGCGAAAGCGGAGTTCAGCTTCCACCGGTAATCCAGGCCGGCACCGTCGTTGATCGTCTCCACCAGCGCGTCGTATTCGGACGTCCATGTGCTGATGTCCGAAACGGCGGCGGTTTCCACATACCAGCACGCGCCGTCGGCCCATCCCGCCTCGATGCAGCGCACGACTGGATGAATCGGCTTGATGAAGGTGCTGTTCGCAACCAGGCTCGGCTTGCGCCCGACGATGGTCAGCGAGTCGCGGAATGCCGATAGCGGTGCGCCCAGTTGGGCGAGCAGGTAGTCGTTGACGGCCTGCGTCGGCTCGCCAAAGCAAATGTCGAAGGTGCCGTCGATGCCGCCTTCCTTGTCGCGGCCGCCGAACAGGTCGGGCTTGCTGATCGTGATCTGCCCGCTTTCGGTGACCTCGGTGATCCCGCAGTCCTTGCCGCCGTAGTACAGCGCGATCAGGGCGTCGACCGGCCCGATGCAGCACTCGAGGTGCAGGCCCATGCGGTAGAGCCGGGTCTTTACCTTGTCCTTCGTTTTCGTCCTGGTCTCCAGGTCGCCATACCAGATGATATTCGGGTCGGTGATCCGGTAGGTGCCGAAGATCCACGGAATGCTGCGCCCTTCCTCCGCGGTCGGCAGGTCGAAGTCCTCGAGCGTCGGCGGCTTAGACTTCGGCGGTTTCGGCGCGAGCGCATACGCGACCAGCGACCCGATGACGAGGACGGCGAGATAGGCTAGGAATTGCATCAGGCGAACGCCGAATCGACAACGGGGTTCTTTGTCGGGATGTTTAGCCTGCCCCCGTAATTCGCCGAGTTGCTGAATACCCCGTTACACGTCGCCATCGTCCAGTCGCAGCCGGGATAGATGGTCACGGCATCGGTCGCGGCGGCGCCGTAGATCGGCAGGTCGAGCGTCAGCGCGGTGCCGCTCACCTCGAGGATGTAGGCGACGTCGGTGATGCCGCTGCCATCGGTCCGCTCGACGATGCCGCCGGTGTAGGGCAGGCCGCTGCCCAAGCTCGCCACGGTCAGCACGTTGCCGCTGATGCTGCTGATCGTGGTCGCGTGCGCGAAGCTCGCCTTCGTGACCCGGCACCGCTCGCCGTAGAGTTGATGCTGGCAGTTCCTGGCGCATTTCCGCGTCAGCCCGTTGCGGGTGTAGCTCACGCTGCGCGGCTCGCAGATCAGCTCGCGGTGTCCGGTGCGCGTGCGCTTCGCCGACAGCACGCGCCCGCCGGGCCAGAATGCAATCAGGTCGCTGGCGTCGGCTCGGTGGTATCGCTGCACGGTGACGCCGATCACCCCGGTTCGCGGGCGCAGGTGCACGATTTCGGCTATCGGGAAGTCCCGCGCGACGGTCAGGCGCAGGCTCGAGCGGCCCTGCTCGCTGGTGACGTTCACCTCGGCGCGCTTGATGCCGCCCGGCCATACGGAATACGCGTTCCCGCCCACGGTCACGGCCGCGTCGGCGCTCGTGTAGCGCCCGATCACCACGCCGCCCCGCGTGAAGGTGTAAAGCTCGACCGGCCAGCCGAGCTGATGCGATTCCTCGAACGCCTCATAGGTCATTGCCGATCCCCTGCGTCGCGAACACTGCCTCGGCGACGTCCCACCGGTGCCAGGCGATCTCGACCGCGTCGGTGTCGAGGCGGGCGAGGTGCATGAAGCTGATCGCGGCCACGTCGGCGGGTGTCACGCTGGCGCCGAGCGCGCTGCTGATCGTGAGCCGCTCGGTGTCGGCGTCGATCACGGTGCTCGCGGTGATGCGGCGGTAGTAGGTGGTGCCGTCGGTGAGCAGGACGCGGATGTCGCGCCGCCCGACAGCCTGCGCGATGCTCGCGCTGTAGTTGCAGTGCTCGACATCGAGAGTCGTCGCGGCGGCGCCCACCGTCGCCTGCAGGTGGAGATCGCGTGCCCACGAGGGCAGCCAGACGCAGGATTGCCGCCCGCGCCGGGCGAAAAGCCACTGCCGCATCGCGTCGATCTCGGTGCGCCCGTCGCAGAGCCAGCGGTGCGACTGCGCGGCCACCGGTGCGTCGCTGATCGTCGCCCATGCCGGCGTCGCGGTGCCCGAGTCGACGACGGACTGCGTGCGTGCGTATTCGCGGGTGGGGTCGGCGTCCCAGTTGCTGCGGTGCGTCATCACCGGCAGGCTGCGGTAGCTGTCCTCGATCGCTGCGGTCCAGTCGGTGCTGTCGACGCATTGCCAGCGCAGCCGCCCGTAGAGGCTCGCGCCGGTGAAGCGGGCGAAGCTGGGGTTGCCGGCCAGGCGCGCGGCGCGCAGCGGCACCACGGTGCTACCCGCGGGCCACGTCGCCACGGTCGGGGTGGTCAGCGTGACGGTGCCCCCGCCGACCGTGGCGATCACCACACCCTCGTTGCCGGCCATTGTGTCGCCGAGCAGGAGCAGGCTGTTGCCGGCGGCGTAGTCGCGCACGCTCGCGCCAACGGGCACGCTCGTCGATCCGGCGGCCAGCGGCGCCGCGAGGCGCTCCGCGTCCATCCAGACGGGCAGCAGCCATTCACCGGTGAGGTTGCCGTGGAGCAGGTTCTCGGCGGTGCGCGCCGCGCGCTCGTCGAGCAGCACGTCGAATTCGAAGAATCGCCGCGGATATGTGCGTAGGCGCGTGCGCTGCTCCACGCCGCTCGCCGAGAGCATCACGTCGGTGAGCCACTCCAGGCGCTCGGTGACGGCGCCGTTCGGCTGGAAGGGCCAGAGCGTTGGCATCGCTCATCCCACCCCGAGCACCGTGCGGGCGCGCAGGCTGTTGCGCTCCAGCGTTTCCAGCAGCACGCGCTCGCCCTCGGCACTGCTCATGTAGTCGCCTATATTCGAGCGGTCGTCGAGCAGGTTGATGCGCACGTTCTGCAGGCCGCCTACGCCGCCGCCGTTGGCGATGTGGCGCGGGTCGCTCTCGGTGATGACCTCTTCGCCCTTGCGCAGGATCGCGGGCACCTCGCCCGGCCTCAGACCGGCGATGCCCCCGGTGTGGTAGCGCGCCGCGCCGGCGAAGACCCAGCCGGGCACCTGGCGCGTGGTGCCGCCTTCGCCCACGATGCCGCCGGTGTGCTTCACGGAGGCGCCCATCCCCGCGAGTTGCAGGATGGCAGCCCCGCCGGGCAGCGCGCTGATCACGGCCACCACCGCGGCCGTCGCGAGGATGCGCGCTGCGATCTGTACCATGGCCTCGGCGAAGCCGCGCACGAAATCCTTCAGCGCATCCTTGGCGTTCTTCGCGTTGGTGGCCAGGTCCGTGAACAGCTGCGTCAGCGAGTCGCGCAGCGCGTTGAGCGCGTCGCCGGCGAAGCTCGCCTTCATGTTGGCGAGCTCCTTCTGCATATCGATCAGCGCGCCGCGCAACCCGCCCACGCCGGAGGCCGCGACGTCGGCCGCCCGGCGGTCGAAGTCGGCAAGCGCGGCCGCCGCTTCGGGGCTGGCCGCGGCGAGCTTTTCGAGCTCGACGCGCAGCGCCTGGTATTGCGTGAGGGCAATCTCGCGCGCAGCGGCGACATCCTCGCGCGCAGCGCCGGGCGACTGGGTGCCGACGTCGACGCGGTTGGCGGCGTTCTGCTGCACCTGGTCGAAGGCATCGAAGATCGAGGCGCCCCGGGCACGCAGATGCGCGAATGCCGCTTCTGTCTTCGATTTCAGCTCGGCGAGCTTCGCATCTGCCACTTTCAGGCCGATCAGATTCTCGATCAGCGCGGCTCCGGCGGTATCGCCCTGCGCCTTCAGGTCGGCGATCAGTTGCGCGTAGCGGGCCTTCAGCTCGTTGGCCAGGGCCTCGGCTTCGTGGCCGGTGAGGCGCAGCATCTCATTCTGCGCGGCGGCGAGATCCGCCTTGATCTGTTCCAGGCGACGCTGTCGGGCTGTTTCAGCCGCGCGGGCGGCGCGCTCAGCCTCCCTCTCCCGGTCCCCTGACTTTTTCGGACCGGCGGCCGACGGTAGCAATGGCGGGATGTCGGGAGCGCCTGGCGGAGCGGCCTTGGCGTCGGCGATCTCGCGCTCCAGCTCGGCCAGGCCGCGCTTCAACCGCTCGACATACGCGCGGTCGTGAAAGCGGTCTTTCTCCAGTCGCGCGATCCGGGCACGCAGCAGCTTCGCATGCTCCTCCGCGGAACGCGCGTCGCGGGCTTCGCCGTCGCCGGCCAGCAGTTCCGGCGCCAAGGCGCCGAGCAGCCCACCACCCAGCGCTCCGACGCCAGCCCCGATAGCAACGCCAGCCGGCGTGCGCGTAAGCGCGCCGATGCTGGCGCCGATTCTGGCGCCGGTGATCGCCGCGAAGGCGGTGACGATCTTGTCGTGATGGCGGACCACCAGCTGGATCAACCCGCCCATCACCGATCCGAAGTTTCGCAGGCTGCCCTGGAACTGCGGGTCGCGCATCGTGACCGAGAGCTCGCGCATTGCCGCGACGAGCGAATCGATGAACCCGGACTGCGCGAACGCGAGCTTCAGGTCGATCCAGGCGTTCTCGAAATCCGCCAGAGCCCCCCGCGCGCCGTCCACGGAGTCTGCGACCTCGCCGCCGAACTGCGCCTTGAACTGGCGCGCGAGCGCGAGCAGAAAGCCGTTAGCCTCGAGCGTGCCCGCCGCGAGCTCCTTGTTGAAATCCTGGACGGACAGCCCGACCGCGCGTGCCGCCGCCTGAAACACGCCCACCATGCGCTCGCCAAGCTGCCCGCTCAACTCCTCGGCGGTCACTTTCTGCTTGGACATGATCTGCGTGACAGCGAGGAACGAGCCGGACAGTTGCTCGGTAGTCTGCCCCATCGCCACGCTGGCGGTAGCCATGCCCTCGAACACTTCCCGGACGCCGGCGCCCTCCAGTGCCGTGCCCTTCGCTGCCGCAGCGAGCTTGGCATAGGCCTCGGTCGCCACGAGGACGTTGATCTTCAGCCGGTCCGCCACCTGCGCGGCGTAGTCCATCTCCCGATCGGCCGCCTGGAAGTCGCCGGTGACGTACTTCAGCATGCCCCGCAACTGGTCGAAGCGGATCTGCAGGTCGAGCAGCCCCTTCACCGCGCTGGCACCGACGTTGACGCTGGCGAGGCTGAGCGCCCAGTTGCGCGCCTGCTGCAGCTGCTGGGAAATGGAGCGCAGCCCCTGAGCCGACTTCGTGTAGCCAGAGCCCATGCGCAGCGCCGATTGCTGGACCGCGCGATCCATCTGACTCGCGGCCACGCGCACGCCGGTGATGGCCGCCACGATTTCCTGCAGCGCACGGTTCACCTGGGCGAACGCACCGCGCGCCTGCGCGGCGTCAGCGGTGATGCGGATTTCTGCCGAATTTCTCATGCTAGAATGCCCGAACGGTCAAGCACGACTCGCGAGGTGCACAACGTGTTGCGCGACTACGACGAGTTCAGGTTTTCGAGTGCGGCTGACGCCCTGCTGGACCGGCTGGCGAACGTGCTGGCCTGTGCGGGCATCGCCTGCTGGCTGCTATGGGTCCGGCTCGATATCGGCTTGTGGCTTTTGCTGGCCGCCTTCCTGATCAAGTTCCGTGTGACGCCGCTGAAGATCATCGCCGGCATCCTGCTCGGCCTGTCGCGCTAATCCGCACCGTCCAGACCGCGCAGAAACTCCCGAAACGGTTGCCTCTCGGCCTGCGCCACGCGGGCCACGAGCGCGGCGTCGCGCATCTGCCCCCGGCGCTGGCGGTGGATGGCCGCCGTGAATGCCCGCACCTGCGCCAGCGTGTAGTCGCGGATCTCCGGCAACCGATGGCCGGCACTCACGAGGAGCTGGAGGGTGTCGGCCCAGCCCCAGTCACTCAGCTCTGCGCCGCTGTCCGAGCCGTCAGTGCCGGCACGACGCGCTGGACGAAAAAATCGCTGTTCACCTCGATCAGCGCCGCGAGCAGAGCGGCGAACTCATCGAGCTCCGCGTTCTCGATCTCCTCGCGCGGCACGCGCGTGGCGATGACGGCGGCCTCGATGATCCGCTCGCCGTGCTCCGCGATCAGCGCCGGGAGCACCGCAGTATCGAGACCCTGTGCGAGATCGATGCCCTGCAGGGCACGCATCACGCCGGGCAGCTGCCCTACCTTGAGCGGCAGGATCTCGAGCGCGCTACCGGCGAAGCGCACCGGGCGCGACGCGGGCGCGATCACCGCGAAGTCTCCGGCGGCATCAATTGCAGTCTCGGTCATGGGAACGCGGCTCCGCTATTAGGTGACAACCGTGGCCTTGAAGTACTGGCTGACAGAGGTGCCGTTCTTCGTGGTGTCCTTCAGTACCTTGCCGCTCTGCTGGCCGGCGTAGTAGTCCTCGCCGATGAGGTCGAGGCCGTCCGTGGCCCCGAGCTTCACCCGGTACGCGTGCACCAGCACGGCCTTGCCGGACCGGGCATCGTTCAGGCCGTCGAAGAAGAGCTCGTATTCCTGCGCGGCGTTCAGCAGCGCCTCGACGGATTTCGCTGCAGCCTTGGTGTAGCTCACCTGCAGCTCTTCGCCGTCGGTGAAGGCGGCGGTCGCGGTCAGGCTGATGCCGCCCGCGCTCGCGGTGTAGTCGGTGTCTACGACCAACGTCACTTTGCCCTGGTTGGTGAACACGGCGGCACCGTCGGTCGTGGTGCCGCCCACGGTAGCGCCGAAGGTCGGCGGCGAGCCCGCCGAGGTGCCTGCCGTCGTGCACTTGTAGAAGTATCCGTTCGCGACCGCCGGCACGTAGTAGTCGCCGAGCACGTAGGCGTGTGAGTTGGCGCGAGCGGCGGCGGCGCTGCCCTCGACCGATTCCACGGTGACGGACACGGCCGTGTCGATCGGGTAGTCGGTGACCGAGATGCCACCCAGGTAGGAGGCGCCGACGTTCTCGTCCGTGACGGTGCCTGCCGTGATGGCGTTCACGTCGCCGAAGATGGCGCGCGCCAGATTCTCGGCGGAGAGATCGTGCAGCGTCATCTGGCACTCGACCGCCTCGATGCGCCGCACCTCGTTGTAGGTGCCTCCGCCCGGTTTCGTGTAGTCCTTGAGCTGCTTGGTGTCTTCGGTGACGACGAAGCGCAGTGCGGAGACGTTGCCGACGAAGGCGAGCGCCGCGGAAGCGAGCGCCACGCGCAGGTGCAACTTGCCGTTGCCGATGTAGCTGTAGTCCGTCATTGCCTCGTCTCCTGATCAGGGCGCGCCGCGCACGACGGCGCGCGTGGTGAAAAACAGCGGGTAGTACACGTAACCAGACGAAAACGTCGGGCCGGCGCCCTCCGCCATGCGCAGGGGGTCCAACCCCGCAGCGGGTCGCCACCCGCAAAGTGACTCCAGCACGGCGTCGATCACAGGCGCCGCGTCGGCGCCCGCAGGGGCGCCGTCATCCAGGTTTATCCCCGACACCAGCCGGTGCTTCACGATCACCCCCCAGCGCTGCGTGATCTGCTGCACCGACCCGAAGCCGACGTCCTGCGCGGGCGCGCAGGAGTCGAAGATCACGTACACGGCCGGGTCGGTCTGCGGCGTGTCGACGATCGCTCCGCCGTCCACCGCCGTGCCCACGGTCACGACCTGTCCGGCCGCCGCAAAGCGAGCCCGCAGGCGCTCGACGATCAGCGGGCCGGCATCGAGGAAGCCCACCGCTCAGGCCACCGCCAGGCGCACGACTATGCCGTCGTCGGCGAGCACGCGCTGCACGCGGTAGCGCTCGCCCAGCACCGTGACCTGGTCGCCGGCCACCGCCTGCTCGAGCAGATCGGCCTTGCGCACCGAGAGCGCCCGTGCGCGCTCGATGTACTGCCCGCTCGCGTCCGGCACCTCGACGCCCTCATCGAGCATGGCGTCGAGCGCCACCGCCGCCCCGCTGGCGTGCTGGTACGTGGCCGTACCGTCGCCGAGCCGCCGCAACAGCGCGACGGCCGCGGCGTTGGCGGCGTCACGAAAAGCCATCAGGTCACCGTGCCGGGCACGCCGGTGAACTTGACCTTGAGCGTGGTGTCGCCGTTGCCCGCTGCGACGAATGCGACAGCCGGAGGGCCGCTCACGTCACCGCTCGCGGGCGTCGCGCTGCCCACGTCGAACTTGCCGGCGGACACGTCCCAAAGCAGGTTGGAGCCCTGGGGAATCACCGCGGCGGTCACCTTCGGCACGGTGAACACGCCGGATACCTGCACCGAGCCGACGGCGCCGTTGGCGATGGCGACCAGTGCCACGCCGAGGATCTTGCCGCACACCACGACCTGACCGGACACGACCGCAGAGCCCGTGCCATTGGTCCAGTCCATCACCTCACCGGGTTGGACGAAGTTGCTTGCCATGTTTGGCTCCCTGGTTCAGGGGCCGGTTGCCCGGCCCGGGTTTCATATCACGCGGAGCTGCTCGCCCCGATTACGCGCCCGCGTTGGTGACGGCGCCGCGCCAGTCGATGGCGGCTACGCCGAAGTCGAGGCGTACCTTGAATTCCGCGCCGTCCTTCTCGAAGCCGTTGCGCGACTCCAGCCACGGGGCGTCCTGCCCGTCCAGGAAGGCGACCTCGAGGACCGGCGCCTCCATCGGGTCGGCGAACGCGTAGAAGCGCGTGCCCGACAGCCGCGGCGAGTCGACCACGTCGCGGAACAGTCCGCGCACCATGTTCGGTTTCTGCAGCTTGTTGGACGTGTCGGGGTCGTACTCGGCGTTGTTGATCACGCGCGCGGTACCGCCAGATGCCATCGGCACCAGCAGCACGGCTGGGCGCAGATCCAGATAGTCGTTGGACGAAATGTCCATCTGGCCCGCCATCTTGACGCGCGCGTCCTCGATCGTGGTGACGGACAAGGCGCCGGCCGTGCCGATATTCACGTGGTTCGCATGGAACAGCGTGTAGCCGTCGCCCATCGTCGGGCCGAGGCCGGCATTCTGGGCCAGCAGCGCGTAGATCGCCGCTTCCACGGTGCGCGCCGCAGAGCGCCCCAGGCTGGCGGACAGGCCGATGAACGCGCCCAGGTCGTCATTGACGATGGCCTGTCGCGAGATACCGACGATGTTGCCCTTGGTGGTCGCTGTGATGCTCGCTTTCTGGCCGTCGGGAATCGCCTTGCTGGTGAATTCGCCGAGCTCGTTCACGGTATCGAGGTTACCGAAGCTGCCGACCAGGTAGCGGTTGTGTGCGCGGAAGTCACTCACCGCCCCGCGCTGACAGAAGCGCGGCCACGTGAGGGCCGCGACCGCATAGGCGCCCTGCAGGGTCTTGTGCATCGCGTTCTCCAGCAAGACCGGGAAATCGCTGGTGCCGTGCGTGAACGCGGCCGCGACGATTTCCATCTGGTTCATGCCGGCGACGCGCACCCCGGCACGCTCCAGCGAGCCGCGGGCGATGTCGATCAGCTTGGCGCCCCGGAACGGGTTGCCCGGCAGCGAGGCCCGGATCTTGTCGTCCGCCAGACCGGCACGCGCCAGGATGGCGTCGGAGGCCGCCGCGATGCGCTTGGTCTGTTCGTCCTCGACCACTTCCACACGCGGATGCGCGCCGGCGGGGTTCGCCGGCGTGGCGCCCTCACCCAGCTTGGCGAGCAGCTTCTGGCCCGCCTGCGCGACGGTCATGTGACTGTCGGCCAGGACCTCGGTCTGCAGCGCCTGGATGCCCTCACGCGCGAGGAAGGGCTGGAACATGGCCAGCACCTCGGCGTTCATCTCGCGCGTGCGTGCGAAGATCGGCGCGGCGGCTGCCACAGGATCGGCGGTCGCGGCCGGCGCTGCCGGTGCGGCCACGGGATCGACGTGCTCAGCGGCCGGTGCCGCCGTCATTTGCTTGGGCATGACTGCCTCCTTCAGTTGACCGGCAGCGAGCGCTGCCGAGGATTGGAAACGGGTGAGATCGAAACTGCCCGCGAGCGAGGCGGCCACCTGCTGCGCCGGGCCGACGCTGTCGGCGAAGCCGGCGTCGACGGCCTCCTCGGCGGAGTACCAGTGGTCGCGACCGTCGAGGAGCAACGCCAGTGCGTCGTCGACCGCGATACCGCTTTTCGCGGCGTAGCCGTGCGCCATCGCGCGCGCGTAGCGGTCGAGGATGTCGGCCATGTCGCGGAGCTCCGCGGCGTTGCCGATGGCGACACCCCAGGGCGCGTGGATCATGAGCTGCGCGTTGGCGGCCATGGTGAGCGTATCGCCTGCCATGGCAATGTACCCGGCGCAGGAGATCGCGACGCCGTCCACGAACACATCGACCGCGGCCGGATGCCGCTGGAGGGCGTTGTAGATCGCGAGGCCGTCAGTGACGCTGCCGCCGTAGCTGTTGATGCGTAGCGCGATGCGCGTGGCATCGAGTGCCGAGATCTCCTTCACGAAGTCACCGGCAACTACGCCGTTCTCGTCCCAGCGGTCGCCGATGTTGCCGTAGATGTAGACCTCGGCATGCTTGTCCGCGGCGGCGCGGATCTCGAACCACCGGGCGGCGGTGGCGGTGTCAGCAGGCATGGTGCATGTCTCGCTTGCCCTCGTGTGCGGCGAACCGCATCGGTTGCAAGTGAGGCTATCGGGGCGCGCGTCTCATTTCTCGCGATTGTGAGACTTTTTACGGTGGGCGCCGCGCGTCAGTCGATCGTGCCGGCGACGATCACCAGGTTGGTCGAGAACCAGGTGCTCTTGCGGCCGTCGAGCAGCACCTGCGTCTCGAGGATAGCGGAGCCGGTGTAGGTGATGGCCGCGGTCACGGCCGCGGAGAAGAGGTGCTCGACCAGGCTCACCGACCAGTCGGCGCCGCCCGCGGCGAGCTGCTCCTGCGGCGCGATCAGCGGCTCGCGCGTGGCGGCGGCGAGCAGAACGCTCTGCACCGCGGTGGCGGCGGACATATCGAAGGTGGCGCCGTCCTTGCGGAGCGTCTGCAGCAGGACAACGTCATCCCCGGTCACGATCACGATATCGCGCATGTCAGCAGATCTCCGCTGTGAGTGTGTTGGCCTGCAGCGAGGCCGAGGCGTCGGTCGGCTGGTCCGCCGCGAGCAGCGGCGCGCGGGCATCGGCCGCGAGCGACCGGTCGAGGCGTGCAGCCAGCGCGCGCTCGAGGTCTGCCGAGGGTTCGCCGGTGACCAGTACGGTACCGGCACCGCCCGGCACCAGGCCCTGGAGCGCCACGCGGCGCGCGTCGACGCTCACGCCACGCGCTCCACGGTGACCACGCCCCCGGCTTCCGCGATGGTCTGCTCGACACCGCCGGCCTCGCGCGAAGTGGGCGAGACGGTGAGCGGCGCGCCCATCACCAGACCGTGGATCTTCGCCAGCGCCGCGAGCATCTCCGACTGCTCGACGCTCAGCCCGGAGCCCGAGGCCACCGTGATCAGGCCCGCCGCATTGCCGGTGATGAGCGACACGTTGCCGTCGAAGTTGGTCACGTCGCCGAGGTTGTGGTTCGCGCCGACTGCGCGGACCGTGTAGGGGCTGCCGGTATCCTGGAAGCTGACCGTGTAGCCGTTGATGATCTCGACGGTGCGCGCGTAGGTGACGCCGGCAAGCGTCACGGCGGTGTTGTGGCGGTGCGTGTCCGGGAACACGGCGCCGGCCTCGCTGTCCTCGATGTCCTTCAACGCCAGGCGAAACGCATCGACGTCCAGTTCGTAAAGCGTGGCGGAGACGGGCGCGAGGTCTGCCTGCGCAATCGCGATGATCCTCGTCGCCCAGTCGATTGTGATGGCCACGGCTCAGGCGTCCGCGACTTGCGACACCGGGACCGTGATCCCGGCGCTCGTGAGATTGAACGTCACCTGGTAGGGCTTGTAGTAGGGCGCGCTGCTCGCCTTGCGCACCTTCAGCACCATGTTGAGCGGCGTATCCTCGACCGGGTACACGTACGAGAAGGCGCCCGTGCCATCTGCAACACCATCGGTGACGAGCGAGCCGTTCGATGCGCGCTCGACCCGGTAACGGGAGCCCGCCACCATCCCCGTCGCGCCGATCGTGGGCACGACAGCCGGCGCCACATCGATGTGCGCCGCGAACGAGAGCGGCGTCCACCCGCCATAGGCCGCCTGCACCCCGACCGCCGTCTCGGCGCTGTTGACGATGGCGATGCCCTCGCCGGGGTTGATGACGATGCCGGCGCGACGAACGAGCAGATCAGTGCGTCGATGCCCGTAGCTGAATCCGAAGGCATCGGGGAGCGCCGTTCCGTTCACATGGCTCGTCTCGACAAGCATGTTGCGGTACATCGGTCCCCAGAAGTCGCGCGTGTGCAGGTAGTTCATCCCTGCCGGGGTGCCCGTACTCGCCTGTGCGATGGCGATCTCCGGCACCCCGCTCGGGATGAGCCCGATATCGGAGAACAGCTTGATGCCGAACGTGGAGAGCGCAGGGTAGTCGCTGTTCATCGGAACCGCCGTGACGCCCTGTTTGCTCGTATCGCCGACGTCCGGGGCGTAGAGCTGCCCGATGGGCACCACACGCAGCGTCGGCGTGTCTGTGGTGCCGACATCCATGACGCCGTAGCTGAGCAGCTTGACGACGGTCGACGACGTGCTCTCGACACTGAAGAGCGCTTCACCCGGACGCGGGTTCGCGACGAAATCCCACACGGCGGTCTTGCCCCCGACCGACAGCACCACGTTCACACGCTGCGGGTTGCTGATCGTGTTGACCGTCGCATCGACGACGAGCGCGAGCGCTTCGCCTCCGTTCACGGTGATCGGCTCGAGCGCCGTGCCGCCGCGGATCTGCGAGTTGTAGCAGCCCGACAGACGGCGAGCCCCGAGCGTCATCTGCGACCCGAGCAGCAGCCGGTTTTGCAAACTCACCGCGCCACCGCGCCGCCCCAGGTCGAGATGGTGCAGCGAATTGGCGTAGGTGTTGATCACCGCGTTGCGGCGCAGCTTGACGGTCGAGGAGAGCGAGGTAGAGCTGTCGTTGACGACGCGCGAGGCCGCCATGTCCTCGCCCGAGAGGATACTCGCGCCCCTGTAGAGGGTGGCGGGCAGGAAGGACACCGTCGCGCCCCGCACCACCGCCTGCGGCGCCACTTCCAGCGAGCGAAGCGTCACCTTGCGCCCGCTGTCGGACGGATTGAACAGCGCGAAGTACGCGTACCCGTAGTTCGAGGTGCCGTTGCTATCCGTGTGGATGCGGTACTGGTAAGAGGCCATGCCTCACGCGCCCGGCCGCGCGTCGAGCGCTGCCGTCGCCCCCGTGAGTGCGGCCAGGATATCCTGCTGGCTCATGTTGGTCTGCGCGATGCGCGCCACACCTTCCGTGGGATTGCGCCACACCACCAGCACCTGCGCGTCGGGCGCGATCTGCCCGCGCACCGCGTCGACGAAACTGCGCGCGTCCTTCATCACCCCACCGTGAATTCGACGAAGACGTCCGAGATGCCCACGGCGTTCGACCCCGGCTGTACGACGTGGATGCCCTCGTTCTGGTTGAGCACGATGGGCTCGATGTTGCTGTCGCCGGTGGAATCCCAGATGCACATGAGCGGCACGATGCACTGGAATTCGTCACTGGTTGCCGAGGACACCGCCGGTTCGTCCCCGGACCACATCCACACCCGCCAGGCATTATCGCCCGTCTGGGTTGCCGAGCCGTTCGTCACGCAGGTGATCGAGGTCAGGTCGACCGAGGTGTTGCTGGTGTCATGCGCGACCGGCGTCACCGCCGTGCCGCCAGTCAACGCGGACAGCTTGCGCAGCGAGCAGGAAGTGAGCACCCCGGTAACCGCCGAGGTCTGATTGTTGAGCTGCCAGACGCGGTAGATCTTCACGTCGCGCGTGGCGTGCCCGTTCAGGATCCCGAGCAGGCTCTTGTTGGACGCGAAGGCGACACCGATGGCCGCCGCCGTGTAAGTCTTTGCCATCTGTCAGCCCTCGAAGATTTACGTTTCTGTTACGCGTCGCTGGTGCGGATCGCGGTGGCCGAGCCGCCGGCGGAGCCGAGCGTGCCGGTCGTCTCGAAGGTCTTGATCGGCGTGCCGCCGCCGTCGCGCACACGGATGAACAGGCTGCGGTCTGCCGCGTAGACGCCGGTGAACGATTCCGAGGCGCTCGCCGCGAGCTTGTCGATGTAGCTCAGGAAGGCGTTCGCACCGTTCGCTGCGTTGTTGCCGCTGAAGTCGGTCGAGGCGATGGTGAAGGTCTTGGTGGCCGCGTTGTAGGCCGAATAGGCATGCTTGGTGTACGCCCCGTTCGCGCGCAGTATGCGCAGCGTGCCCGTTGCCGGCGTGTCGGCGGGGATGGCCTCGGTCACCACCACGCTCGTCACCGCCGCCCCCGTGAGCGCGCCGTTCAGCGTGAACTGGTTGAGATCGATGGCGCCGCCGTCGTTGGGGGCGACCAGCACGTAGTCCTCGCCGCTCACCAGGCCGCCAACGCTGAAAGTCACGTAGTTCGGGGCCTGGCGGAGTGTGTTGGTGAGGTCGAAGACCTTGTCGCTCGCGGAGAGGTCCAGCGCCTCGACCCCGAATCCGTAGGCGCCGATCAGCGCAGAGCCGGTCGAGACGCCGCAGAACGGGAAGGACAGCGTGCGGTCGGTAGGCGTGCCGGAGTTGGTTGCCGTGGCGCCGGAGGTGCCGCCGGTGATCGTGACCGAGCTGCTCGGGGCCACGCCGGTGAGCAGCTGGATCCACATCTTCGTGCCGGCCGTGGTCGAGTCGATCGCCAGCATCTGGCCCGTGCCGGCGGTGCCCCCGCTGCCCCAGGACACCGCCTCATAGGCGCTGAAGGTGCCGGTGCGCGGCGTGGTGAGGGCGACCTCGTGCGTGATGCCGCGGAAGAGCTCGCCGTTCAGCCCGTAGAGCGTCTCGGCGGTGCCGCGACGGCTCAGGTATTTCATGCGTTCGTAGAACTGGTTGATCGAGTACGTCGCGCGATTCCACTCCGAGTAGTAGTACTCGTCGGCGGCGTCGGCGTTCACATCGATGCCGTTGTAACCGGCCGTGACGTTGGCGATCGTGGTCCAGCCGGCGACCGTGCCCGATGCCGTGGTGTTGTTCAGGTCATCGGCGTAGGTGAGCGGCACCACGTTGACGCCGCGGCTGGTGCCGTTCACCTTGAACTCGGCGTAGGTCTTGCCCCACTCGCGCGTCTGGAACAGGAGCTTGCGCCCGTCGGTGTCGGCCCCGCCGGTGCGCACCTTCACCATGAAGCGGTGGCTGATGCCGTTCGTGCTGTCGGGGTTCAGGCCCTTGTTGCTGGAGCCAAAGGGAATCGAGTTCCAGAAGTCGTTCGTGATGATGGCGCCGTTCTGCACGATCTCGACATGGCAGCCGGCGTTGGCCACGATCTGCGCGCCGTCATAGATCGTGTCGCCGCCCGCCTGGATGATCGAGCCGCCGTAGATGTGCTCGGCGGCTGTGTCGTCGATGTTGTAGCCGTTGATGAGGTTTATGATCGTGTCGAAGGACTTGTCCGAGGGCGTGTCCTTGGTGATATCGAGGTAGTCGTCACCGGTGGAGGAGGCGTCGTCCGCGAGGTCCTGCAACCAGCGGTGCACCTCGAGCACGGTGTAGTAACCCGCGCCGCTCGCTGCGTGCGCGGCGCCGATGTAGCGGATGTCCTTGTCACCCTGCACCTCGAAATCACTGCCGATAGCCATAGCTGCTGCTCCGCCGCCCGATCGCTGCCGTTACGCCTTCTTCGACTTGCTGCCGCCCTTTCTCAGCGCGCCTGACGGGCGCTGCTGCTTGTCTTTCGGCGGGGCGACGGGTCCGCCCTTGCGCGTGGCCGCGCTTGCGTCGTTGGCGCCGCCCGGTTTGGTGTCTACGTGCTTCTTCATGGCGTTCTCCTCAGATGAATCGTGTGACGTGATGAATGGCGCCCCAGGGCTTGTGGCGCTCCCAGACGACCCGGCGCACGCCGCGCGCGCGCAGTGCCCTGCAGAAATCTCTGTAGGCCTCGCGGCCGATCTGGCCATTGACCTTGGTAACGCTGGCGACATCGCCCGCGATGGTGACGTTGCCGCTCACCCCATAGGGCATCGCCATGTCGGCGAGCGGCGCCCGCACATCGACCCGCACGGGATATCCGCGTAGCTCGAGCACGCTGCCCAGAGGATCCAGGCGCACGCGCGAGTACTCGGATGCCGGCGGGTCGAGGCGCCTGATCCTGCGGGTCAGCAGCGCGCACGCGGCCGCCAGCAGACCGGCCAGTGCGCCGAGAAGTCCCACCACGGGCACCTCACTTTCCCAGCGCGGCGAGCTGCGCGGCGAGCTGTGCCGCATAGGCATCGATGAGCGGCGTGGCGAGGTCCTTCATCGCATCGCCGAGCGACTCCATCACGGCGTCGGCAATCGCGAAATTCTTCGCGACCAGCTCCTCGATGGTGGATGCGTACTCCCTGAGCTCGATGGTCTGGTTGACCACGTCACCCGAGGTGGACGTGATGGTGACGGTGATGCAATGCGCCTTGGTAGTCATGCTGAATTCCTCACAGGTTGGCAATGAAGCTCGCCGCGGCTGCGACGAGCGCGAACGTCGTGACGATGACGAGGACGATTTCGGTCGGCTGCGTCACGCGGCGTCTCCCCGGCGATGCCCTGCGTGCGCCGCAGCGCCGTTTCTGTCGGGATAGCGACAGTCGAGCCCGGCCTCGTCGATCCGCTGGTGAGCCCGGTCGATCGCGTGCTTGTGCGTCGTCAGGGTCTCGCGCAGGTAGTCGATATGCACACGCAGGCTCGACACAGTGGCGATCGTCGATAGCCCCGAGGTGATCACGGCGGTCACCACTACCAGCAGGATTTGCTCGCTCATGCCGCCTCTTCGTGCCCATGCTTCATGACTCGCCCTTTGCGATGCGCTCTAGCGCGTCGGTCTTGCGCGCCGATCCGCTGCTGCTGCCCACCCAGTACGCGACGCAGGAGGTCCATGCGGTGCCCAGCGTTCCGAGCATCACCAGGATCGCGTCACGCCCTGTGTCCGGAATGCCTAGCGCGATCAGCCAGCCGAGGATCGTGAAAAACCCGATCGTCGTGACCAGCGTCAACACGGCCGGCGTGCGGCCCGGCCTCGCTTCAGTCATTGCCCAACGCCGCGCGCCGGCAGGCGTGGTAGACCTCTGCCGCCTCGATCAGCGCCGTCACCAGGCTGCCCATGCTGTCGTCCGCGAGCGGCGGCAGCTCAGCCGGACACGCCAGCACGATCACCGGCGACGGGACCGAGGGCTCCGGCGGCAGGACGGCCGCGCAGGGCGGCGTCGAGGGTGTCGCGCATCCCGCCGCCCACGCGGCATTCGCGATACACCACACGCTCAGCCACCTCGCGCCGGACGACCGTCTTCGCCGGCAGGTATTCGGTCCTGATCTGCGCCACCGCATCGGCTGCCTCCCGTGTCTTTGCGTCGAGCTGCGCCTGCCGCTCGGCCAGCGCCCGGCTGATCGTCTCGCGATCGGCAAGCGCCTGCGCCTCGGCAGCGGCCGCCCTGCGCTGCCAGGCCTGCGCCTCGACGGCGCGGCCATCGGAGCGGCCGCGCACGTAGGCGGCGCCGAGCATCAGCGCGAGCAGCACGGCGAGCGCCACGGCGGCGTAGGGGCGGATCAGGCCGAGCATGTGCACCCCATCACACCAGCCCGCACGCACGACACGCCGCAATGAAATCCCCGCTCTTTGTGGCGCCGAGGATCGAGTTGTAGTGCCGCTTGTGGTAGAGCTCGAGCCCCGCCCAGTCACCCGCCGCCGGCAGGGGCTCGGGTGAGCGGCGGTACTTGATCCGCGCGATCGCGCAGCAGTACATCGGGCAGGCGACGAGCGCCTGCGGGTCCACGGCGATCGTCTCGCCGAAATTGCGGTACAGCGGCGGCACCAGGTCGAGCAGCACCTCCCCCACCGGCTGGCGGTACTGGAGCCAGTTGATCCAGGTGTCGGCGTGCGTGGCGGGCTCGACCTGCCAGATACCGAGCGCCGGCCCGCCGCCGACCTGGCGCAAGTAGGTGCCCATGCGCGACTCGACCGCCGCGGTGCCGAGCAGCAGTTCCTCGGCGGCCGGCGACCAGAGCTGGATGTGCTTCAGCGCGGGCGCGACGATCTCGCGGCGGAGCTGGTCGACGTTGATCATGCCTGTCCCCCTCCGAGCCGGCCGAGCGCACGCGTGCTGGCCCGGCGCGACGGCGGATCGCCCTCGCCTGGCGCTGGGTCGGCAGGCGCAGCGGCGGTTCCCTGCGGGGGCGGGATATCGCGGGCGCGCTTCTCGCGCAGCCACCGGGACTGCTGCTCGAGCACGTCCAGCGGATTGCCGCCGCGGCGGCGCACGATCTCGGGGCCGCTGGCATAGGCACGGTCTTCCAGCAGGCCCCAGGCGGTGGCCTCCTTGACCGGATCGATCCACGGCATCTGCGGGGCCACGAACTCGGCATCCGCGAGCGAGGTGCGCCGCACGCCGGCGGGCACGCGCAGCGCGCCGGAGGCGACCGCCATGGCGATGAACGCCTCGTAGACGGGACGCACGATGCGTCCGGTGAATTCGCTGCCCAGCACGCCGTAGACGCTCCAGCCCTCGACGAGCTCCTGGCGCTGCGCGCTGTAGGTGCCGTCATAGGTGCGGGCGATGGCGCTGTAGGTGGGGCCGGTGCCGGCCGCCACGGCCTTCAGCTGGCCGGAGCGGTAGGTTTCGAGGTTCGGGTTCGGGCGGTTGGTGTCGATCGTGCCGATTTCCTCGCCCATCTTGAGGTCGTCGAAGATCATGCCCGGTCGCATCTGCAGCGCGCGCGGCGAGCCGTCGGGCTGCGGGTCGTACATGTCGGGCGCGCCCTTGCGGATGAACGCGGCCATGCTGGCGGCGATCTTGGCGGCGATGCGCTCGGATTCCTCGTAATCCTTGAGATCGTCGAAGCGGTGCATCACGGCGGCGAAGATCGAGACGCCGCGCAGCTGGCGGATGCGGTGGCGCGAGGCGAGGTGCAGCACGTTGCCCGCCGGCAGCCGCTTGGTCTGGCCGAGCGCCACCAGCGAGCCCGTGCCGCGCGGATCGGTCTTGAACACGTGGTAGGCCACGGGCGCGCCCCAGGCGTTCAGCTCGATGCCCTGCTCGATCAGCGGCTGCTGCGACTGGAGGTCCATGGGGACGAAGTCCGCCTCGAGGAGCTCCAGCGACAGCGGCACGCGCGTGCCGTGATCGAGAAAGGGCACCGCGCCCTGCAGGAGCTGTGCGAACACCTCGCCGTCACGCAGCCATGAGCGGCACATCAGGCGCTGCGCGGCAGCCCAGTCATACCCGCGGGTTACCTCGGGGACGCGCACCCAGTCTTTCCAGAGATCGAGGATTTCGCTCGCGAGTGCGTCGTCGATCGAGCCGTCGGCGAGGCGCGGCTGCGGCTCCACGCCGATGCCGCCGGCGCCGACGATGTTGGCGACCAGCGTGTTCAGCACGCCGAGCGCGAGGTCGTAGTTCTGTTCGAAGTGCCGCGCCTGCTGGCGGATGGTGCTGCCGGCACGGAGGACTGCGTCGTTGCCGCTGCCCGTTTCGCGACGCTGCTTGCGCTGGCGGTCGGGCCGGGCGGCTTCGTAGTAGGCGAGCATGCGCCGGGCGTGGTGCCGGCGCACGCCGGCCACGGGGCTGAACCAGGACACGGCGCGGTCGATGAGGTTCATGGCTCAGGTGTCCGCGAATTCGGCGAGCTGGAAACGCGGGTACGCCCGCGAGCTCGCCGCTGCCGCCGCGATCTGCGAGAGGATCGCGTCGCGCGCCTTCAGGAGCTCGTCCAGGGAACGGTAGGTGACCATGCGCTCGCCCATGCGCACGATCAGCTCGCCGGATGCGATGGCGCGGTCGAGGGCGTCGATGTCGGCGGAGGTGAAAGCCATGCGGGCGAGGCTAACGCCGCGGGCGTCTCATTTCTCGCGATTGTGAGACTTTCGGCCGGCGTCCGTGATGATGCGGTAGAACGTCGCGCGGCTGATCGAGTAGCGGCGGCAGATCTCGACGCGGTTGCGGCCGTCGAACTCGCGGCGTACGTGGCTGTCGCGCACGCGCATTGCATCGCGGCGGGAAATATAGAGACCGCCACGGCGGGCGCGCAGGACGTGCATCATGCGCTCCGCCGCGGCCGCCGCGGCATCCTCCGGCATGGTCACGAGGCCGCGCAGGATCCGGACGATGTCATAGCGCAGCGCCACCATCACGTCATGCTCTTCGGTCAAAGCTCCAGTCTCCCGGCGAATGATTGATCCACGTCCCGGGCGGCAGCGCGCGAGGGGTCGGCACGCCGGGCGCGGGATCTGCGCTCGGCGAGACAGGGGGCGACACGCCGGGCATACCCGACGGTTCCTCCTCTCGATCTTCGCCAGTGGCAGGCGCCGGGCCAGCCAGCGGTTGTGCATCAGTGATGACCGGGCCACACGAGTCGAGCAGCGAAGCCTGACGGATGCGCATCTCGTCCAGGTCCCACTGGCTGGCGCGGCGCAGATGCAGGCGAAGGTGGCGGCTGAGGTAAACCGCGTATGCGGTGCAATCGAGCGCTTCGTTGCGCCGATCGGTGCGCGCCTTCCAGGTGCGCCGCTTGGGATTGGCGCGCGACGGGATCTTGATCTCCGACAGCAGCTGCTCATAGAAGTCCGCGCGCACGCCTTCATACCAGTGCATGCGCCCCGGGCCGCTGCCGGTGAGGCGCACGCGCCCGCCTTCCTGCGCCCAACCGAGCACCAGGTCCTTGGCCTTGGCGGTGCCGACGATGTGAACCCGCACGCCATGGCGCGCCGCCTTGGTACTGCGATGGTTGGGGTCGATCGGGCGCGGTGGCGTCCAGATTTCCACGCGCCCCTCCGCGTCGGAGGCGCCTTTGAGGGCAATCACCTGTCGGCTCGCCGTGTGGTGCTTGCGCACGAACGCATAGACCGCGTCCGATGTCTGCCCGTCGGAGCAGTCTATGCCCACCGCGACAATGGGCAGGGCCGCTCCGATCGCATGACGCACGCTGCGCCCGAGCATCTGCTCGAGCTCGAGCCATGCGCCCTGATGCGCCACGACCGTCTGCCCGTAGAGCTCACCCCAGTACGCGAGCCACATCTCCTCCCCGCGGCCCACCACCCAGCAGGTGACCGCCAGGCGATCGTGCTGCACGTCGACCGACAGCACCGGCACGATGCCGCCGGCGGGAACGCTCCACTCCGCATACTTCTCCTCGCGCACGCGCAGCTCGTCCTCTTCGGGAAGCTCGCCGCGATATTCCCAGCACATGCCGCGCGAGGAGTTCCAGAAGGCGACCATCTCCGTGGGATCGCCCTGCTCCATCTGATGCCTGGCGCGCAGGAATTTGTCGGCCAGCACCGCCACACGAGAGCCGTCGAACGTGCTCTGCAGCTCGTTGAAGTAGAACCCCGGCGAGTTGCTCTCTGCCGTCGGTTCCCAGCCGTAGCGAGGCGCGACCGATGCGGCCGCGCGGATGTTCGCCGCACGTTCGTCGTCGCTCCACACGGCACCACAGAGCGGGCAGCTGTAGAAAGCGTCTTCAGGGCGCGCACGCCCATAGACTTCGCGCGCCGGCCAGCGCGTGTCGTGATCCGGCGCGCGCAGGTCCTCGTCGGAGAGATCCATCCCCGGTATCGTGACGTGCGCCCATTCGACCTCGTGGCGCTCGCCACAGTGATGGCACGGCACCAGAAAGCGCCGTTGATCCGTAGTGGACATCTCCTTTTCGATTTCGCTGGCGCCTTTCGCCGTGGGCGTCCCACCGATAAGCATCAGATGCTCGCGTACGGTCTTCATACGCTCGCGCACGAGAGAGATCGCATTCCCCTGCCCTTTCACGTCCTTGTTCGTGTCGTCGGGCTCCTCGACGATCACGATCTTGGCGCTCGTGGACTTCACATCGGAAGGCGAATTCGAGGCGACGAACTTGGCCAGCCCGCCAGGGTAATGCTTGCGCGTGGTGCTGTTGCCGTCGGTGCGGCTTTTGAGGCGCAGCCGCCCGGAGAGTGCCGGCGTCGCGCGGACCATCGGCGCGAATTTCTCGGCGTCGAAATCCTTCGCGGACTGGAGGCGCGGAAACATCACGACCTGCACGCACGGCTTCCAGTGGATGTGATACGCGAGCGCCGTGCAGACCACGCCGGCCGTGTAGCCGATCTGCGCGGACTTCTGCACCACGCAGCGCCGGACTCGCCGGTCGGAGATCGCGGCCAGCACGCCGCGCAGGGCCGGCGTGTGCTCGAGCCGAAACGGCCCCGGGTGATCGTTCGTCTCTTCCTTGGACAAGTATCGATACCGCTCTGCCCATTCGATCATGGACAGCGGCGGCGGCGGGGCGAACTCCGCGAACACCCGCCGGAGCATCGACACCAGGGCCTGCTGGGCCCAGGGCTGGCGGGTGTCGTCGTGTGTCGCGAGCTCCGTGCCGGCCATCACTCGCTCGCAGGATCGTCGTTCTGATCGTCGGCTTGCCATCGCGAAAAGCGCAGCAGGAACGCATCGAAGGCTTCGCCGAGGAGATCCTCGGCATCCTGAACCGAGCGCCCTTGCACGGCGCGGGCCAGCCGCGCCGGTTCGTTGCGCCAGTTCTCGCGTGCGGCCACCACCGCGGCCTTGAGCTGCGGCTCCAGCATATCGGCAGGGATAAGCGCTTGCCGGCGGACTTCGTTGTCCATCTCAATCGCGTCCGCCTTGACGCGGGCGAGTCGATCGGACGGCGATTCATCGCGCACCCGGCGCAACTCGCGCTCGATCATCCACGCGATGCACGCCTGGCTGTCGTACTCGTTGGGAATCCCGGGTCCACCGCGTACCGCAACCGGGAAGCCCTGTTCCTGCCACGCCACGATCGTCTTGGGCGCCACGCCGAACATGTCGGCCACCCGCTCCTGTCCTGTCACGCGCACTTACTCACCCCCCAGAGCGCGAAAAAACTAGCGAAAACCTGCGCTCCCTTGGTGCCGTATGGCGGGGACTCAGGGAGGACCCGCGACCACTGCGAGCCCGATGGCCTCATCACGCGAAGCCTCCGAGCACCGCCCGCATCTCGCGCTGGAAGTTCACCTCGAATCGCTCGAGCATGACCTTGCGCACCGCATCGTTGATGCGCCGGGCGTTGAACATCTCCGGCACGTCGATCGTGTTCAGCGCCTTGATCGGCAGCCTCGCAGCACCTGTGCGGATGAACACCGTGCGGCCCCTGTTGCCGATGAACGCACCGGTGATCTGCTTGCGCCCGCCGCCCCGCTTGATCTGGAATTTGATTTGCGTCTTCTTCCCGGACTTCAGTGTTCGCGGTGCACTGGTCACGAACCCAATCAGATTCATCGACCGCCCTTGTCCGCGCCGTGTCGCCTCCAGTGCTGCCTCGAAGACCAATTGACCAGGCTTCGCTCTGGCACGCCAGACGAACAACCTGTCGCGCGCATCGCGGACCTTGATGCGGTAGTCCGTGCTGATCTGGCGCGCCATCTGCGTGCGGCCCTGCTCGACCGTCCTGTTCATCGCCCTCGTCAATGCCCGGTTGCCCACGTCATCCGCCAACCGGTTGAGCGCCTTCTGCACCTCGGGGAAGTTGCTGCGAATGCTGATGATCGTCGCCACGGCCATGCCTCCGTTCAGTAGGTGTACCCAGCGTCATCGGCGCAGGGGCCGCTGCCGTGACGTGCACCGTAGTGCTGCGTTGTCTCAGCCTCGCAGAAACGGTTGTGCGCGCCGTCGAAGATCAGGTAATCCGTGCCCGGCTCGCCATTGCGCAGCTTCGCGGTGATGATCTCCGCCTGATCGCCCGCGGACGTGGCGTCGTTGTAGACCCGGTCGCGGTAGACGAACTGGATCGCATCGGCGTCCTGCTCCACGGCGCCGGAATCGCGCAGATCGCTGGGGATCGGGCGCTTGTTGCCGCGTTCCTCGCACTTGCGGCTGAGCTGCGACAGCACGATCACCGGGCAGCCGAGCTCCTTCGCCAGCGCTTTCAGGCCGCGGCTGATGTCGGCCACCGCATCGTTGCGGCTGGCGCGCACATTGGGGCTGTCGAGGAGCTGCAGGTAGTCGATCACGATCAACCCGAGCGCGCCCTGGCGATGCTGGCGGCGCGCGCGCGTGGTGACGTCGGCGAGCGTCAGCCCGCCCTGGTCATCGATCACGATCGGGAGCTGCGACAGCGCGCCCACGGCCCCGACCAGACGCTGCGCCTGGTCCGCGTATTCCAGCACGCGACCCGACTTGAGCAGACCCATCTTGAGCGGCCCGTGCGCGGCCACCAGGCGCATCGCGAGCTGATGCGCGGGCATCTCCAGCGAGAACACCAGCACGCGCATCCCCTGCACAGCAGCGGCGTTGTGAGCGATGTTCATCGCGTAGGTGGTCTTGCCCATCGCGGGACGCCCGGCGATCACCAGCAGATCGCCGGGCTGCAGGCCCTGCAGGCGGAAGTCCACGTGCTTGAACCCGGTGCACACGCCGTGGATACCGGGGTTCTGGTACGCCTCGCGCATGAGCTCGACGAAGCGGTTCACCGCCTCGCCGAGCAGGAACTGCGTCCGTGGCGCCTGCTCCGAGGCCAGCGCCGTCACCAGCGCCTGCGCCCGCTGGATGCGCTGCTCGTGCGTCGCGCCGTCACCGGCGAGCATCACATCGCAGATCTCGCGCCCGGCGGCGAACCACTCACGCTCGTGAAACCGCTCGCGGATCCGCTCGCCGTAGGCGCAGGCGTTGCCGGGGCTCACGGATTCGCGCATCAGCTCGCCCAGGTACGCCAGCCCGCCGCAGGAGTCCAGCCGCCCGGCGCTCGCCAGATCGTCGGCCACCGTGATCGCATCCACCGCCGCGCCCGCTTCCGCCAGACGCGTGATCGCAGTCCAGATCACCCGGTGTGCCGGCCCGTGGAATTGATCCGCCGAGAGCCCCTGCGCCTGCAACCCGAGCAGCGCATCGGTGCTCAGCAGGGCTGCACCGAGCACCGCCTGCTCCGCCTCGGTGGAGAACATCTCGCGCACATCGCTGCGGCTCATGCGGCCCTCCGGCGCTGCGCGCTCACGGCCTGCTCGAGGACCTTGTCGAAGTTCCGGCGCTTCAGGAGCCAGCCCAGATCCGCACGCCAGCCCCGATCGTTCTCGCCGAGCAGGAAGCGCCGCTTGGCCACCTGCCCGAAGAACCAGCGCCAGAACGCGAGCGTCTGGTGCTTGGGACTCTCACGCCAGCGGGTCGAGAGGTCCTGAGCGCGTGTTCCCGTCCAGCGCTCGGCCAGCACGCCGGGGAGCTCCGGGAGCAACTCGTGGTACAGCGCGATGATCTCCCGGTGAGGGCACGCCGGAACCGGGGTCGGTTGATCCCGGTTTTCGGGGGCAACCGACTCCGGAGATTTATCTCCGGATATTTGTTCACTGGTATGTTCAATGGTTTGTTCATTGCACTTGGTCTCTGGGACCAAATTGGACTTGGTCTCTGGGACCAAATTGGACTTGGCTCCCCGCGCCAATTTGGTATCTGGCGCCAAATTGGCATCAGGCGCCAATAGGTTTTCGGCCGGGGAAACGGCCTCCGGAGGCACCATCAGGGCGTACTCGTTGCACCCCGTGAAACCCTTTTTCCGTTTTGTCAACCACCCCTTTGCGGCGAGCGAGGTGGTCAGCTTGGACACCCGCGCCGGGTCGTTCACCAGGGCCAGCGCGCCGAGCGCCGGGAGTGACGGCCAGACGGTGTTGGTGTTCTTGCCGCGGAACGAGAACAGCGCGAGCAGCACCCGCCGCTCAGGGTCCGACAGCCGCGCATCCGTGAGCGCCTCGATGGGCGCGATCAATAGGCTCACGGGCGTTTTCTCCCGATGAACAGGTAGTCGTGCCGCGCCTGCTCATCGCGCAGGCGGCGCCTGTCGTCTGCCCGGTGATCGTTCTTTGCCATGCACGCCCTCCGAAAATCCGCGCCGAAATGCGTCCCGCACGGGCGGTCAATGCCCGCCTGGTTGGATGAAGTCATGGGTGGGTCGCCGGCATCGACATCAAGGGCTGACGCGCCGCGCCAGCCTGGCACACCAGATCGCCGACCATGCCCATGCGGCCGCGCACCAGAACCAGCCGCGCCATGCCAGCAGGCGGCGCAACACCTTCCCGCTCATCCCCTACCCTCCCCGAGAATTCCCGGCAATCCCTCGCTGCGCAGCAGCTGATCGGCCAACCTGATCACCTCGATGTCCTGCATCGCGGCGCGATGAAGGTGCTCCCGCGCAATGGCCGACTTCTCCTCGCCCGTGAGCCGGTGCTTGGCCTCCAGCCAGGCGTTGGTCTGCGCCGTGACCTTCAGGCGGCCCATGTCGTGCAGGTCGAGCGACACCTCAGCCACTCCCGCGCCGAAGGCGGCCGGCCCCCTGCCGATAGAATGGGGAGCACAACCACCCCATCACCGACAAGGAGCCGACCATGACAGTCAGAGACGATCGCCTCACGCCTCTGGGGGAGCCGTACACGGTGCGCAACACGGAATCAGGCGCCATACGGTACGTCATCGATTGCGATGTTCCTGCCGTGGTCACAGTCACACTTCCCCCTGGCGGCGACTTCACCGTCACCGGCAAGACGCAGGGGGGGACCATCGAGATACACATGCAGGACGGTCCCCCACCCGGCCTGCGTCCGGCGTAGCTCGCGCAGCACGCAGGCGTTCCCGTAGCGGTCCGGCACCGTGAACACGAACCGGATCATCTGTGTGTCGTGGAGGTCCGTGGACACCTCAGGCGACCCTCTCCGACGATCCGCCGGAGTCTGGCGCCGAGCCGACGCCGTCGTCGGCCGTTGGGCGCACCCGCACGCGACGGCCCGCGATCCGGCGCACTTCGTAGGCGCTGTACTCGCCGTCGTCGTGCCGGACGAGGTAAATCTCGCGGCTGTTTGCCAACGCCTGCCAGACGGCGCCCTGCGTCCAGCCGAGCAGGCGGCCCGCCGCGCCCTGGGTATTCTGGCGGCAGAAATCGGCAAGGGATGTCGTGTTCATGCGAAAACACTAGATTATCTATTGCACGAATGCAAGAGCGTATCTTGTGGTCACTTAATAGGCAGTCTATTAAGGTGCGGCAATGAGCAAAACTAAGCCGCCGGCTATTCCCACCGAGCAGAGGATTCGTGAAGGCGCGTTCTTGCGAGCAGCCCTCTCGAAGGCAGATATAACTCAGGAGCAACTCGCCAATAATCTCGGTGTGTCGCAGGGTCTAATCTGGCAGTGGCTTGACGGGAAGACGCCTATCCCATCGGGACGAATACCGGCGATAGCAAACATCGTCGGAATCCGCCCGACTGATCTACGACCCGAGCTCGCCGATTTTGCCGCCTCCATCACCCCCGCCCCGCTCGCCCAGGGTCAGTCGCTGAGCGAGATGACGCGGACCGCCTCGCCTTCCGCCGCTGGCCCAGACGTGCGTCCCGTCCGCGCCTGGGAGATCGGAGACGAACTGCCCGACGGATACGTACTGATCCCCCGGCTGTCGCTGGAGCTCGCCGCCGGCAACGGCAAGCGCGTGACTCACGTCGACACACAGCACCCGCGGCTCTTCGACGGCGACTGGATCCGCGAGAAGCGGCTGAAGGCGAAATACCTGGTCTGCATGCCGGTCTCCGGAGACTCCATGGAGCCGTGGATCAACGACGGCGACACCGTGGTCGTGGACCGCTCGGACACCGCGATCCGCGACGGCAAGCCCTACGCCATCCGCTACGGTGACGAGCTGCGCATCAAACACGTACACAAGCGCTTCGACGGCGGCCTGATCCTGCGCTCGATCAACCCCGACTACGGCGACGAGGCCATCGCCCCTGCCGATCTCGAACACGTGGAGATTCTGGGGCTGGTGGTGTGGCGGGCGGGGTGAGACATATAGCGAGTCTCGACGAAACCGGGGGATTCATGACGACGAAAGACAAGACACCGCCACGCAGGCCGACCGATGACGGAAGCAGAAAACTTCCGCCGCGCGATACCGGCAAGAAGTCCGACGGTGGACCGGGCGAGCCCCGCAAGATAGTATCCCCGAAACCGCCACCCCCCAAGCCACGGTGAAAGCCATGCGCATAGCCGATATCGATCAGCCGATGTGGGATCTGTTGTTTACCGTGCGCTTGTCCATCCGCTATCACGACCGGCGCCGGCGTTTTTTCGCGAGCCTGCAGCGCATCACCGCCGCCGTGAATATGATGTTCGGCTCCGCGGCGGTCGCCACGTTTGCCGGACTGCTCGATCATTCGTTCGGCATTGTGTCCGCCGCGATCATCGCCACGCTTTCAGCGCTGGAGCTGGTGATCGGCTACGGCAGCGCGGCCAATCTGCATCATGATCTCCGGCGCCGTTTCATCGAGCTCGAACAGCAGATCATGGCCGATGCCACGGCGGAGAAACTGGCACAATATCAACGGCAGAAGCTCGACATCGAAAAGGACGAGCCGCCGGTCCGGCATGCGCTGAACAGCCTGAGCTACAACGATGTGGCCCGCGCAGAATATCCGCCCGCGGAAGCGCCGCTGCATCTCATCCACGTGCCCGTATGGCAGCGCATGACGGCGCAGTTGTTCTAGCACGATCGCCGGAGCCGCCCTCACTCACGGCCCCTTCGCCAGCCGCTCGGCGCGGAATCAAAACGCCTTTTTCAGACCCGCCTGCTTCAGCGTCTCGTTTGCGGTATGGCGGGACAGAATCTTTGAATCGACCGTGAAGTAACGGCCGCTGATCGGGCTGTACCACGTTTCATGATCGCCCTTGCCGGACTTGTGGTATCGGCACCCGGGCGCGCTGAGCAGACGCTTGACTTCCGGCGTGTAGGACTGCGGCGGCATCAGCAGCGCGCGGAAATGCGGCGCTGGCCCCGGATCAGCAGTTCGATGGGCACGTCGTGGCAGTCGTCAGGGAAGCCATTTAACTCGATCAGCTCGGGCACCACGACAGTCAGCTTGCGCACGAGCTCTTCCTGCGTCGGCGCCTCGATGGCGAGCCCGAGCACGTCACGGCTGTGGGCGACCCAGACTTTCGCCTCGTCGTCCCATTTGGCAATCACCTTGATCACGCGCTGCACGTCTGCATCCTCTGCCGGCTCTGCAGTATAGCCACCCCCCGATCGCGCCGCCTATCCCCCGCACATCGCCCGGACCTGTCGACCCCGCAGTGCGCGCAGTGAGGGCGCAAATAGATAGATTAGCTATTGACACGTTAAACTAGCTTTTCTAGTATTGCCCTAGGCCGCTTACTACCCGGCGGCAAGAAGGAGCCGAACCATGCCCACACTCACCCTGCCGATCGACGCCCTGCCCTGGGCCGCAGCGCGGCAGCGCCGCCCGCTCGCAGCGCACTGCCTGATCGCCGGCATCGGGCTGGGGATGATCCTGTTCGGGGTGGTGGTGTGAACGGCAACGGATGGGCAGCGCTCACGCTGTTCGCTTGCGGCTGGGCGACAGTGCTGGCGCTGACCGCTGTGACGTGGACCCTATTCGATCTTCTCGGCAAGCGCTCGAATCAGAAGCGCTCCAAACGTGCCCAGCGCGGCTCCGCTGAATCTACATTCGATCCTAGCACGCAGGTGCGCCAATGAACGCCGCAATCATGTCCCTCGAGTCTGCGGCCGCACGCGCCGCCGGACGGCCCTTCGATCTCGACCTGGCCGCCGTCCTCGACGGCCGGGGCGAGCTCATCGGCTACCGCCTCTACACGCCCGACCAGAGCCGCAGCTCGCGGTTGTACCTCTCGCGTGAGGACGCCCTCGACGCGTGGATCAACCGGTCGGTCGAGTGGGAGGACTGATGATGATCAGCCGCTGCATCCGCAAGACCTCCCGCCGCGGCGCCGTGTGGTGCCTGACGTTGGCAACCGCCGAACGCACCGGCGCCGCGGTGATCTTCATGGGCCGCAGCTGCGGTGAAGCGGTGGCGCGCTATCAGGCGCATTGCCGCGCGGTGCGGGGGTAATCGATGAACGTCTCACCGCATCACGATCAGCCGCACACCCAGCATGAACAGCAACGCCCCCGCGAGGTCGAACGAAACCCCGAGGGCAGTCGCGTGGCGCGGATAGCCCCAGATCTTGTAGCGCAGGTGCGGATCGACGCTCGTCTGCAGCGGGTGATTGATCCACTCGCCGGTGCCGATGCACATGCCCGCCAGCGCAAGAAGCTGCACAGCGGCATTGGGCACGCCCTGCAGCGGTACGACGAGCGAAATCACGAGGAGAGCGAAGGAAGCCGCGATGACCATTTGATACCAATGCTCCAGCTCGAGGGCAGCGAGAAAGTTCGCCAT